ATCATAACCATTTATGTTAAAATTAAGAAGATTAAGTGCTGTTTCAAATTCACTTTCAATGACTTTTTTAATCTTGTCAGAAAGATTTAATTCGTCTAACATTATTCTGACAATTTTTTCTTCATCAATACAAATTGAATGATTTGTAATCTCATCAACAGCAATATCAATCTCTGGTTGAAGAGACATTTCACGATATTTTGTAACAAGTTCCGCTTCTGTTCTGACAGTGCCATCAAGATCGACATATGTCCCCATAGCACCAGCGGCAGCAATGACCAGTGCTCCGTCATCCTGCTCTTTTGGAGTGAATGAAGGAGCAACTGGTTCTAATTCTTTCTTTCTTTTAAACTCAAAACCAAATAATTCAGCCATTATAATTTACCTAAGTTGTAGTTTTCAAAAATTAAGCAGGATTAAGAACGAAGGGATAAGTTGGTGTGCCACTAGGTTCTGGTACCCAATAATCATATGCAAATGTTGCATCGAATGTTTCAATCTGATTAGTTGTATCCCAATCAAGATTTATTGCGCCAATTGAAGTTGGAAATGCGCCAACGAAACGATATGATCTGATAATACCCTGTTCGTCAGAAGGACCATCTTTGGCATACTGATCGACAAAGATATCAGTTTTATATGTTCCAACTGTTCCACCGATATTGCCAGCAGCAGCAGGGTTTAATCTATTTGATACTAGTGTATTAATAGCATTTGACCACTCTTCAAGAGCATTTTTTATAGTAAAATCTTCATCATTCATGATTGTTACTGTCCAATCAGTAAAAGTTCTGTCACCAGCTAGTTTGATCTTACGACCAAAATAAGGAACTTCTACAGTACCTAATGTTGCTGCTGGTAATTGTGCTGCTCTTACATGAAAGACTGATTCAGCTTCAGCAGCAACTTTGTTAATAACAACTGTTGGGAAACTTAATCTTACACGGAATAGGGATGGTCTTGCGCCACCTAGCGCAAGACCTAGTGATTTAAAATTGTCAATATTGAAAGCCATTTGTTTTTAACTCCTGTTGTGTTTATAACTATTTATTAGAACTTGCCGACTACTTCTGAGAAGGCTACACCAGTTCTAACAGCAACGAAGTTGAGTTGAATGAAGTTAATTGAACGGGCTGGCTTAATATAGATATCACCAACGAACTCGTTTCTATCAATAACTTCTGGTGTGTTGTTTGTTCCATCACAAACAACTAAGAAGTCAGTGATACCACGACGACCCTGAACGTCACGAAGATATGGGACTACAAGATTCTTGAACTGTGATCTTGTGAAGTCATCATTGAACTCGAATAATGTAAACTTGGATGCTGTAGCAATGGCTTTCTCAAGAACAATAAACAATCTACGAACATTGATTCTATCGAATGCTGATGGTTTTGCTAGAAGAGTTTTATCACCGAATAGAACTGTTCCCTGACCTGGGAATGTGACAACAGGATTGACACCAGCTTTATATAGTGAATCTCTTTCAGACTTACGTGGATTGAATGCAAGTTTAATTGAATTCTTGATTTGACCACGGTTGAAACCAGCAGGAGACCACCATGGATCATTTGTTGTGTCTGTTCTTACACAGAGACCAGCAATATCACCATTTAATGGAATCCAACGATAAACGTCATTGTAACGATCATACATATACTTATATCCAGAATCTAGAACAGCATATGATGTGCTGCGTAGATTATCTCTGAATGAAATGATTGAATCAACCTCATTACCAATGTTTGAAACAACATTAGCCTTCTGTGGTGAAACGAATACAACACAGTCTTTACGAATTTCTGCAATATTATCAATTAGATAATTACCTAACTGGAAGTTGTTTGACTTACCTGTTAGAATTAGAGAAATGTCGATATCTTCTGCTGACTTGAACATGTCATATGCAGTTGTTAAACGACCTAATGGAATATTAGCTTCGTCAGCACCATCACGACCTAGATTGAAGTTATAAGCAACTACATCAAGTGTTGAACTTGTTAGATTTTCTGCTGTGTTTGAAGATGCACCAGAAATATCATTAACTGCCCAAACATACTGTGACTGATCATTAATTACATTTCTGTAATAATTTGTTGCACCATCAATGCTCTTTGCGTCTGTGGCTCTTGAAACTTCACGGTAGACTTCAAGAATTGTACCGGGAACACCTGTGAACTTACCACCTTCATCGACAACAACTACGTGCATTTCATCTGAATTTACAGCATTGTTACCGAAGTTGATTTGATAATCAGAAAGACCAACGCTTCTGTCAACTAGATCGAAGAACTCCCAATATCTTGCAACAGATGTATTTGAAGAGAAATCTGTTGCAAGTTTGAACTGATCTTCAAGATTAAGTGTTATTGTGGCAGTACCAGTAAAGCTTTGTGTAGTACCTAGTGAAGCAGTGCCATTTGCTACTGTAATATCTGTATTGACAACAAATGCTGTTGAGTTTACAATTCTTGTAATAGCTGCATTTGCGGCTACATTCATTACAGCAGAATTTGTAGAACTTAGAACTAGATCGCCAACCATTAAATTGGCTGTTGTACCAGTTGAAAGTGTAACAAGAGTAGTAGCATTGGCTGATGTATTAACTGAAACAGCTAAATTAACAACATTGTTTGTTGATAGTGTGCTAACGTTTGTAATTTTAATATATTGAACACCAATGAGTGTATTTCCGACTTCTAGTTTGTCGGTAACATTCATGGCATTTCCGACTAGATTTACTTTAGCTGTAGCATTAGCAACTGCTGATGTTGTTACTGAAACTTTGGAAAGCGTATGACCTGTTTCAGAAGAACCGGCTGTGATATTTAATGCAGAACCACCAGATGTATCTGAAAGTTGAACTGCTATAGAATTAGCTCCAACAACATAATATGTTGTTCCGTTTGCTAGACCGGTGATTGCAGTATTACCAGCGGCAACAACATACTTGACAACATCACCATTAGCAAAACCATGTGCTGCTGATGTGGTGATATATTCAGTTGTTCCGTTGACACCAGATGATGCATTAAATGTAGCATTTGTATAAGCGATATCACCAACAGTACTTACTACAATAGAACCAGTATTTGAATTTGTATTTACTGTGAGTGTGGCATTATTACTTGCAAGATTTACTACTTCTGAATAACCAGTTGAATTAGCACAGACAGAAATTTTTAGTGAATTACCAATTTCGCCTGGGAATCTTGCAACGAATTTTACATCTTCATCGTCAAATGATTTTGTGGTGAAATGATCTTCATTCTTAATAATCTGACCAGCTAGATTTGCAACAGTTGCAGTATTAACAACGGCTGAGAAAGCTGTATTTGAGATAAACTGAAGTGTCGAAGACCCAGTAGATAAAGCATCACTGTTTGTAGATAAAGTGAATGCTGTAGAATTAACGATAGAAGAAATTCTTGCACCAACAGTGATTGCACTGTTATTTGAAGAAATTAGGTATAAATTTGATTGAAGATTTTCTGTGTTTCCGGTTGCTAAAACAACAGTAGCGTTAGCAGCCTGAACAGTAACATCTACTTGTGGGGAAATGCCTGTTGTGTTGGCTGCACGAGAAACATAAAGTCTGTTACCATAGCTTAGAAATGAAGCGGCTGTAAACCATGTTTCTGGGTTTAGATTTGTTGGTTTACCAAAACGATCAACTAGAATTGTCTCGCTGTCAACGAGAACTCTCTGGTCGATAGGCCCCCAACGAAACACACCCGCCATCGCACCCTCTGTGGTGGATACGGCGGGCACAATCGTTGTGAGATCAATTTCTGTTACATTTACACCGGGACTGACTTGAAATGGCATTGAAAATCTCCTATTATGAGGAATAAAAAAACGTTAAATTCTTAAATTTATTTATAAAATAACATATTTTAATCAACTGCCATCCATCTGTCACCATTATCATCTATGGTCACGTCTTCATCAAACCCATTATTCATAAATCCAAACGGAAGTAATTCTTCAAACAATTCATCTTCTGATTTATCCCTAAGTTGCATCAAAGTATTTATGTCAACAATATGACGAAAATAATTTTGATCAGACACCCAAGAAAATAACACAAGACACATAACTAAATCGTCATGACATCCTACTTCTGCTTCAAAACTATTATTTTTCTTGGAAAACGTATTCAATTCTGATATAGTGGCATAGTCATTTATTACCAACTGGTTTTGTTCAATCAAAAGCTTAAGCATTGAACAACCAATAGACTTGACATTTTTTGTAGTTCTGATACCTCTATCTACTTGGCTTTTGAATCCAGCAGATATTTTTTTACCACTTCTACCGTTATTTTCAGTATACATTATATTTTCATATTCGAATTCATAATGTAATGTATCGGCAACTTGACCGCCGATATCATTAATTTCTACCAATACACTAGAATTATTGTAGGCTTTTACCATTGTACGAATAATAGATGCA